CCTGACTGCGGCACCGCAAGCACGGCCCGGACAGACCGTGCTTATCAGGGTGACCTGCACATGAGCTGGCACGGCGCACGCGCGAAGGTGGCCGCACGTCGCGGTGCCGTCAACGGCCTGCAGAAATGGGCGCAAGAAGTCTTCGACGGGTCGCAAAAGGAAGTTCCAGTGGCCCCGGTCAAGGGCGGCTACCTGCGCGACTCCGGCAAGGTTGACGTTGACAGCATCGGACTACAGGCGGCCGTCTCCTACAGCGGCCCGCCCGCATCAAGCGACGGTCGCAGCGCCGGCACTGATGTAGCCGTGATGGTGCATGAAGACCTAAGCGCGAGCCACAGCACAGGCAAGGCCAAGTACCTGGAGAGCCCCCTCAACGCATCCCGCGCAATCGGCCAAGCCATCGTCGCCCGCGAAATTAAGAAGGCACTCTAATGGCCGACCCCGCGACCGGCTTTATCGCCAATCTGCTCACCGGCCTTGCCGTCTACATCGCGGCCGCGCCCTCCATCGGTGCGACCTGGAGCCCGAGCGCGGCGTACACCAGCGCTCAGACAGCGATCGTGCTGGGCACCCTTCCGGCGAACCCAGACCGGCTCATTACTTTGACCGCCTACGACGCGTTAGACGATCCGACGGCGGCCAGATCGATCATTCCCGTGCAGATCCGCACGCGCTGGGGCACCACTGATCCCCGCTACGTCTACAACCTCGACGACGCGCTGTTCGTCTTGCTCCACAACCTGAGCTCAGTGACACTCTCGACTGGCGTCTACGTCGGGCAGATACACCGCAACTCTGGTCCCGCCCCGCCTGTGCAGGACCAGAATCAGCGCTGGAGCTTGAGCAGCAACTACTACGTCACCTGCTGGCGGCCTGGAGTGAACCGGCTCTAGTCCGCCCACGCAAGCACATTCGCACGAAGGCCCTCCGGGGCCTTTTTTGATGCCCGAAACCAGAACGAGAACAGGAGTACATCACCATGGCATCGATAGCACCGCTTGTACTTGGCGCCGAAACCTATCAGCGTAAATGGCGCGTAGATATAAACGATACCGGCAGCGGTGGCACATACGCCGCCCCGATCTGGATACCGTTCTCTGGCATCAAGAGCCTCAACTACAGCGACAATCCAGAGCTTGGTGAAAACAGCGACTACGCTTCCGGCGGTCGCAAGTCGCAGACGTTGCGTGCGCTGGGGAACACGGTCGAGATCACCTGTCGGCGCGCGAAAGATGGGTCAACTCCCACGATCTATAACCCAGCGCAGGAACTTGCGCGCATCGCCGCCGGGACTATTGGTGCGACCATTGACGCGCGCTGCTATGAGGTTAACTCAGGCGGGCCGAATGTCATCGCATGGCGCTCGAACTACGTCGTGACCTGGGAGCCCGCAGGCGGCGAGCAGCACGAGCCAGACGAGGTGGCAGTCACGCTCACCGAGGCGGGACTGTACACAGCAATCACACACCCCGACGCGGCCGGAGCCGTACCAGTGCTCTACAGCGTCACCCCGGCGGTTGGCGTTCAGGCAGGCGGCACGCTGCATAGGCTGGTTGGTAATGGATTCTTCGCTGCCGGCGTGGCTGCCGTCGAGAGCATGAAACTCGGCGTTACCAGCGTGCCGACGTTCTTCGCCGAAAACGACAACGTGCTCTACTTCCTCGCACCGGCAAAGGCCGCAGGTTCGTTCGTTGTCTATGTCACCAACGGCACGGGCGAATCGACCACGGCCACCGTCACCCTCACGATTACCTGATAGGCGGCTGACATGACCGGCCGCTTTATCGACTTCGACGCCGCGCGCGCCGAACGGGTCAACGAGCCGCTGATTCTGCGCGCCTACGGGCAGGAGTTCGTCTTGCCCGCGTCCATGCCGGCAGCGCTCCTGCTCGACATTCTCGCGCTTCAGACGGCAAACGGGGAAGAGGCAGATATCACCGACCTCGACGCGTTGCGCCTTCTGCGCCGCCTGCTTCCGGCCGACGTGCTAGACGCGCTTCTCGCGCGCGACGACTTCTCGGCCGACGACTTTGTTGACCTCGCACAGATGGTCATGCAGGCGTATCAGGGGGAATCGCCAGCGGCCCCAAACCGGGCCGCGCGCAGGCACCCATCACCGTCTGCCCAGTCTCCGGGCAGCCGCTCTGGATCGACGAAGACCCCGACCACGGCAAAGGCATCGCCTGGGCGGACATCCTCGGACACTGGGCCGTGATCGAGGCCGACTTCCAGTCCGCATACGGCATCGACCTCAGCGAGCCCGGCCTCCTTGACCGGCGCTCGGCTCGGTGGCTGCGCGTGCGTATCTCCGGGCTCCTGGCACCGTCGACCACCGAGACGCTAATCGGGGCGGAGGGTGCCGTCTTGCTGCCCAAGTGCACCTCACGGCTCTATCTCGCGCTGTTCCCGCCGGAGGTGCCGGCATGAGCATGACCGTCGGAGAACTCGTCGCCTATCTGCGCGTCAATGACACGCAGTTCAACAGGGGTGTTGATTCGGCCGGCAAGAAGTGGGCCGGGTTCGGCAAGTCGCTTGCCAAAGGCGGCGCCATCGCTGCCCTTACCGCAGGGGCCGCCGGACTCGCCGCCGCAGTCAAGACCGGCTGGGGCGAAATGATGGACGCCTCTGCCGTGACGGCGCAACTCAAGGCCGGCATCAAGTCCACCGGCAACGCCGCCAATGTGACCGTCAAAGGGATGCAGGATCTCGCCGCCCGCATCCAGGACTACAGCGGTCAAACCGACGACTCGATAGCCGCCGCCGAATCCCTTCTGTTGACCTTCACCAACATCAAGAACGTTGGCGCGGACAAGATATTCGATCAGGCCACCATCGCCGCCGCAGACATGGCCGCGAAGCTGGGCGGCGACGCGTCCGGCTCCGCAATCCAGCTCGGCAAGGCGCTCAACGACCCAGTCAAGGGCGTCACAGCACTGCAGCGAGTCGGCGTTGCCTTCACCGAGGCGCAAAAGGCTCAGATCAAAGCCATGGTTGAGTCGGGCGACGTCATGGGCGCACAGAAGATGATCCTCAAGGAACTCAACACCGAGTTCGGTGGCGCGGCCAAGGCTGCCGGCGGCTCGCTGCCGGGTCGGATCGAGAGGCTCAAGCGCAAGTTTGAGACGTTCTCGGAATCGCTCATGCGGCGAGTTGTCCCGGCCGTCGTTAGCGGCATGGAGGGAATCGGCGTCGCCTTCGGTGCGGTCGAAGCCTTCTTTGAGCAGCACGGTCCGGCGATCAAAAAGGCGTTTGCCGATGCGTGGGCGGAGGTCGGCCCGACTCTCACTGGCGTGGCTAGGGCCGTCTATGCCGTCGTCAGTGGGATCGTCAGTTTCATCCGCGACCACTGGAACCGCATCGGCCCCATCGTCTTCGGCGTGCTCAATTTCGTCAAGACCTACATCATCAGCTACCTGCGGGTAATCCGCGACATCATCAACGTCGCCATGGCGCTCCTGCGCGGCGACTGGGGTGAGGCGTGGAACGCGCTGAAGCGTCTCGTCGTGGACGCGGTAACTGGCATTCTGAACACGCTCAAGGCCTACGTCACTATGTGGAGAGCGGTACTCGTCGCCGGGCTCGCCGCGCTCGTGGGTGTCGGGCGTAATGCGATGGCGGGACTGCTGGGCGGCATCAAATCGGGTGGAGCGGCGGTCGTCGGCTGGTTCGCGGCCCTGCCCCAGGCCATATGCAAGCAGCTCGTCGGGCTGTACAACATCATGACCCAGTTCGGGAAGCTGGTAGCAGAGGGGTTTATCGCCGGGCTCGGCTCACTCGCTGGTGCAGTTTGGCAGAAGGTCAAGGACGTCTTCTGGACTCCGATCAACTGGGCCAAGTCGATGCTTGGCATCAACTCCCCGTCGAAAGTTACGCACGAGATGGGGTTCAACGTGGCGCGAGGGTTTGCCGGCGGACTGCTCGCCGGAGCCGGCGGCGCACAATCGGCAATCGGGCGCGTTATGGCCGTTGGTGGAATCGCCGTCTCGCACACAGGCGGAGGCTCGGTCGCTCACGGTTCCTCGCCGTTGGGCGGCAGCAGCACCGGCCTCACCATCAACATCCTTGGCGACATCGTCGGCGTCGACGTTGACGACCTCACCAGTCAGATAGTCGCGAGGATCGGACTCGAACAGCGCCGACTCAGTAGGGGACTCGCATGAGCCTATCCGTCCGCATCGCTGACATCCCACTCACGCTCGCGGCCAACCCGGCGCCGTCGTT